CCCTTATGGAGAAATCGATCGAAAGGCAATTGAACAAGCGCTCGATGCGCGTGCTGACCGCCCAGCTCTTGCCAACAATTTCTTAAAGGCAATGAAGGCCCTTTTTCTTTGGGCACATCGCAACGGGCATGTGGATATCAATCCGACTGACGGCGTGGAAAATCTTCGCTACAAGACCGAAGGTTTCCATGCGTGGACAATAGCTGATTACAAACGTTTCTGCGAAAAATGGCCAGTTGGGACCAAACCCCGCCTCGCCTGCGAGCTATTGCTCCATTCTGGCTTGCGACGGTCAGACATTGTGAAAGCAGGTCGCCAGCATATGGACGGCAACATATTCACAATGCGCACAGAAAAGACCGGCGCGGTTATCACTGTCGAGTTTCCCGAAACACTTATGAACACGATTGCCAGTACAGAAACCGGCGACCTGTCATTTCTAGTCTCAGAGCTTGGAAGACCGTTTGTTAAGGAGAGCTTCGGAAATTGGTTCGGCGCAAGATGCCGGGAGGCGGGCTTAAGTCTGAATGCCCACGGCCTTAGAAAGCTATCAGCCACGCTGGCCGCAAACGCTGGCGCTGCGGCGCATGAATTGATGGCACAATACGGATGGACAAATCTAAAACAGGCTGAGACCTACACAAAAAAGGCAGACCGTGCATCGCTAGGGATTAGGTCTTCACGGCGCGTTTCAGATCAGATTGATAACGAAATATCCCGCACCCGCAAATCCGGTGCGGGGAAAATCGCAAATAACACTGATAATTCAGATAGTTAA